TCGGAACTGTAGTTGTACGCAGGAATAGTCGTAAAGTCTATCTTGTCGGCTGTAACCGTTGAATTCTTCAACTTACTACCAACTATAGCTCCATCATTTACACCAGTTCCATCAGCTAAAGACGCGACATTAGCCATTTGGTTATTGTGGTCTTGAGCCGTGATTGTTGTTAGCGGCGTGAACACTATGTTTGGATGCGGTAAGCTCATTTTTCCTCCTTAAATAAATCACCTGTTGGTAATATCATTGGCGAAAACTCTTCTGCAAAGACATTGCTTAAAAGCTCATCGTCAATCTTTTCTGCTATAGAATCTAAGAATTCGTCAATAATAATTTCGCTTGGCTCTAATGTACATAAAATGAGGCTGAACGGATGCTTGCCTTTCAGTTCGTAGTTTTTTGAGTAGTGCCAAATTATGCTAGGTGTAAAAACAGCGACGCCATTTTCTCGAACAGTATTTCCATTTGGTTGTTTATGAAGTCGATTTATATTTGGAATTGACGACCAAATAAAGACCTTATTCAAATTTGATTTATCCATGGATATAATTTTGAGGTTTTATCGTGAGCATCAAAAACCCCCATTTTCAGAGGGCAAAAAAGGCACCCCGAAAACGGAGTGCCTCACAATGACAGCTGCAAATCACAACAACTGCCCGGCTATCATACTACTTTTTAAGCGATTGTTCAAGCCTCCAGTTTATCTCACCAGTTACGCTACGACCGTTTTCAGCAGCAAGCACCACAAGCCGTTCATACACTTCCTGCTTAATTCTGACATTATAAACTGGTGTAGGTATCTCAACCTTAGATTTGATAATCTTGCCATTCTTTTTTACAATTCGATTTATTATTGGCATAGTCTTTCCTTTCTTTAGAGCACCCTAGCGCCAAGCGAGGCGTTTGGTTTTATATTAGTTGTAAATCATTTTCTATTTGGTAGGCGATCGCTTCCTGGTCTAACACCTCTTTTAATTCGCTGAGCGTGTTCATCACCTTTGAGCGTTCGTCTGACAGATAGAGTACTGCTGTTTCCTCTGCCTCACCTCTCCAGTATCCAATGACTGGATAGTCGAGAGTGAAAGCTTCGTGATTAGCGTTTACGGTTGATATTATCTTGTCGACCTCAAGTTTTTTAGTCTTGTTATTGCTTCCGATAAAAGCTTTGATTGTGATTTGTTCTATCATTGTGTGCTCCTAATTGTTAATGTGCCTCGCTTGACTATCTTAATTATAGCAAAGTTACATTCATAATGCAAGCATTTTGCGTGCATTTTATCAAAAAAGTCAGAGATTTTTATTAACCTGTGGAAAACTCACTTCCCGTAGAAAATATAGCGATATTCTTTATAAAGTCTAATGATAATACGTTTTAACATAAGTTTAATTTTACCAAATAAAAAAGCTGCCCGACCTGACAATCAAGCAGCTTAGCCCGTAATCTCATTATATCAACTGTTCGGAATTTCCGAATAGTTCAGTTGTTCGGGATTTCCGAATTACTCAACAGCTTCTTTCATCTGCCTTACTAGGTCTAGAATAATAGTCTTAGCCGCTGATAATCCAGCTGCGATTGCAGATAATGCAGTAGCCAGCGTTAGAGCGTATAATTCGTGCCAGCTCGCCGCGAATAGCAAGTTCACTAGGTTTACACCCGCAAGCAAAAATGTCGCGATAAACGTCTGTAAGAATGTCCATCCAGAGCGAATAGCTACGTCTTTATAGTTGATATTCTTTAATGCTTCTAGTGATTTCATATCTCCTCCTACTATTTTTCCTCAGTACCGTACACGCCGCGAGATTCACGCTCAACCTTACGATTAGCCAGCCACATAATAGCTTCCTCAATTTTCGTAAGAGCTAAACTGTTTTCACGACAAGGCAATCCTCGGTTGTAGTCTGCTAGTTTTGAGTAAGCTACAATAAGCAAGTCCTCAATAAATACACCGTTGCGTTCTGTGGTAGCTGTGCCGCCAGTTTGAAACTTGATTTTCAACACCTCTTTGCCCGCGATATTAAGAGAAACTTCGTCGCCTGGCGTGCCGCGATTCAGTTCATTGTGCAGTTCTTCTAGTGCATTATATTTGGTAGTTTCCATATTTCCTCCTTATTTCTTAAACTTAAAAATACTCATTAGAAAATCGATAATCTTCTCTAATAAACTTTTATTCTTAGCGATATCTTGACTTAATTTGCCGATAGACCTCATCACATCTTCATTTGTTGGTTGTGGTGCCAGCGGTTGCTCTTGTGGCTTTTCTTTGACTTGAGGTGCTTGTTGCAATTCTGGTGTCTTTGGTGCTGGTTGTGGCTGAGGGCGTTTTTCTGGTCGTGGCGTGCCTGCATCTCCATTCGCTAATTCACGTACTCGTTCTGCTAATACCCAAATGCCGTCATCTGCCATTTTTAACTGTAGGTAGCGTTTGTTGTTTTCGGTAGTTTCATCTAATACTTCTGTACCTCCGACAATTCGGAAGTAATCACCTGTATTTATCTCACCGTCTAATAAGTAACCGTCTTTATCTGTCTTTACAGCCACAGAAACAGGAATACCGTTATCTTCCCAATCGAACTCATCAATCAATCGGTTGCACCTGATTTGTCTAACGTCGAATACAGTCGCTACTTCATCTGCATAATATACTTCAGGAAGTGCTACACGCTTAGCTTCTTTTGGTTTGCCTACATATCGATAGAATGCATATGGTGGGCAACCTGAAGCACTCCAGAGCCAGTCGTGATTGTCTATTACAATACCTGCTTGATAGCGACAGTTAATGACATTATCTGCGTCCGTAAACATTCCTGTATGACCCAATGCACCTCCAGAATTGCCACGAATACCCCAAATGAAGATATCTCCTCGTTGTGTGTCCGCTTCGCCGTTAGCGTCCTCAGGTAGTCGTACCCAACCATTCTTTTCTAGGGCGTCAAATAAAGTATCAGTATTTCCTATCCAATAGCTTGCAGGTAAAAGACCTGCTTCTTTTAGAGCGTGATATACAGAGCTTGAGCAGTCGTACGAGTTTGGACCATTCCGACTTTCCATCGAATAAAAAACTCGTCCTTTACGTACATAGAACCACGCTAGTGCTTTTTCTATCATATTATTTCCTCCTTACTTGTGTTTGAACTTCTTCTTGTAATTCTGTAACGGTTTTATTTTGCTGAATAAGATTGTTCGTTGCGTAAATAGCCAATCCTACAAGTGCTATAGCAAATAATTTCGCCAAGTTGCTTGTTACCAGGCTCCAGAAATTCATCACGCCTTCAATTTCAGTGCGTTTGACGTATTTCTCTTCTGATTCTTTTTCGTGTGCTTTAAGCTGTGCTTGAGTAACGTTAGTTTGTGCGATATTCTCAATTCGCTCTAGCATGACAGTATGCTTGTCTACGCCATCCTTAATGTATTCGACCTTAGCTTGTAACGCGCCGAACTCTTTAGCTGATACTTCTGGTTTTTCGTTCATAATATAAATTATGACTTCTTGTCGTTATTTAATATGGGAACGTCATAGTTCGCACGTCTATATAAAACGTCTCTGTTGCATTCTGATTAATAATAGAAGTATCATACGGATTAAATATTGATAGCGCGCACACTATTTTATTTTTTGATTCGCGCCAGCCAGAAATAAGCACAGAAGTAGGCGTTGTGCCGCCGCCTGAAACCGCAAAAGTCCTTACAAAGTCTATTTTAGACGCCGTGATAGCTCTGTCTGGATTCGTAGAGGTGCTGACTAGTAATCTTAAAAACCCAACGTTAGTCATATTAATCTCTTGTTTTTGAAAATATACAGTATTGCTTGCTATCGATATGCCACCAGGTAGAGTAAGGCTCATAATACTTCTGCCGGTAGCGCTGATAGTCGCATAATCGCTACTGATATTAAAATCGTCTGGATAATTATTCATCAGCGTACATCCTATAGTGATATTTTATGATCGTATTAAAAAATTCTTCTCTATAGGACAATGTTAGCGCAGTCTTATCTACGAACGCACTATACCCACTGTTAGCCCATAGTTCTAGAGATGCATAAGACAAAGAGCTTATCTGTCCGTTCTGCTCTAACCATAAGAGGACTAGTGGTTTATATCCAAGATTATGCACAATCCGAACTTCTTCGTTAGTATTCACAAGCACAGTTCCAGCCTTGTACAGCTTTAACTGATTGTTGTCAGTATTAAAAGTCATGTCGTGATAATGACTTGTGAATGAGGCTTTTCGATGAGGTTCTAAAGCGAATCCTATGATTCGGAAATAAAACGTAGCAGTAGTGTCGGTTCTATTTGACGTGCTTATATGGATTAAATTATTATCCACACGAACATTCGACAAATACTGATACTCACCTCTATTATTAAAGCCGCTAGTATTCACCTCAAATGCATTTTGCGAAAAATCACTAGAGGTTGAAAATTGTGCTATCGGCAAAAATGCAGAGCCGTAAGTATTTGGTATAGTTATGTCGTTATAATCATGCGCGCTAACGGGTACTGGTATAGTATCGCTACGATAAATCACCTGGTCGATCGGATAGTCACTAGATAATACAAAGTCTTTTATCATTCTTGCTCCAAAAGCTCTATAACGTCTTTACCTTCTTTACTCACCCACAGACCGACCCTAGTAGCGTAAGCACCGATTTTAATACGCTTATATGCTCCGTCAGAAAACAGCAATCCGCTTCCGTCGAGTACCACAAGCTCCCTGCGATTTACGGGGTCATAAATAACAAGCCTGCCCGAGCCTTCCTCGATGCGTAATTGTCCAGTAATCGATGAAATAATAGTTGAACCTTTTAATTTTAGAACTTCTTTCATTAGAATGCGTACACTTCCTCTCCGTTATAGACTGATCTGTCATATTGAGCGAACATATAAACTTTAGTTTTTCTGACCTTTAATTTAGTAGTTAATTTACTATCGCTTAATTTCTGAGATATTGCGATAATTTGATAAACTCCGCTCGCCAGTCGAGTATCTAGTTTAATCGAATCCCCTATTTGCATAGACGGTGAACCCTTAACCTCTAATTCCAGCATCGGGCTGTATGTTGCATAGCCTCTAAATACTGACTGCGTGAATGCTCTTGCATTTTCATAGTTTCCAAAAAATGGGTTGTCATTTATTTCTAGAAGACAATCTTCATCATCGCTCCAGTTGTCGTCAAAGGCTTCATAGTCCAATTCGTCAATTTGTTTTGATGGCTCACCCCACAAAAATACACGGTCGATTTCAACAGGATAAAATAAATCACTAGTAAAGGTTAATATTGCTTTACTAGGTGTTAATTTTAGCGAGCATTTCACACCTCGATCGACCTCGACGCCGTTAGCGGTTTTTGCAGTAAACCATGATACATCAGCATTCTCGCCCAATTTTGGCTCAATTAAATCAGCACACGGGTCAGACAAACTAACTTCACGCACAATTGGTAGTCCACGTTTTACAACCCAAAGATTGTCTGTGTTTTTACCGCTTGAGGTCTTTTCTGCAACCATCTGATAAGGCGCGATAACACGAATAGGTGTTTTAATTTTAACGTGATTAACAATGCCAGAACTCTTCGAGGGTGTTATCGATATCACGTTATCGTCATCTAGTTTATAGTGAATGTTTTCTGCGACATCGGAACCGCGTCCTTTGAATCTGATTAGCCCTTCCTCATCTTGCCATAATCTACCATTCTCAGCTTGAACCAATTTTTTAACGATATCTGCCAATGAATCGTTTTTATTAGGAAAAAATATAGGGATAATATTTGTTGCTCCTGAAAAGGTGAACTGATGTTGTGCAAACCCTAGTCCTTTGAATATCTCAGTTAAAATATAGTCTGTTTTTTTATAAGCCATCGGCGGTAATTCAGGCAGAGGCTGAGATAGTGCCCAGTTAAGAAAGTCGAAAGCCGAAACTGAGGCTTCTGCTTTTCCTGGCTCTGCATCAGGTAGCATATTAGTAAGCCCCACAAATTGTGGCACGTTCTCTTCGCCGAAACCAAGCCATGCTCGAGTGGGGATATTTGGCTTAATATATTTCGCGATTGGGCTATTCGAATATGGCACAAAATAACCGTCGTGATTAGCTAATTCGAAATCAGCAATCGCTGACTGCACCGAATATGGAAACTCAACGGAACGATTAACTGCAACCGATTTAATCCTATTTGATATATCGTTATAAGCATAGGTATCCCATATCTGAACAGGCGGCTGACTTGCGATATCTGACGCATATAAATCACCACCTCCATATGTCGATTGGTCGTATACTCCCCATGAGATATTTTCGTTTCGAGTTTTGTCCCACGCCATAGAAACACGCCACGTGAGCGGTCTAACCCAAGATTTCGCCAGTTTCTTAAATCTATCGCTAGTAACTAACATCTTATTGTCCCACGTTCTGCCCAGTTTCAACCATCGTTAAAGTAATACCTTCTATATCACCGCACAGGTTTATGACGTCTTTTTTACTGATAGAAATCTTCACTGGGATATTAGTAGCTGAGCCGTCAGATAATGTAAGTAGTGGATATCTATTAGTCGTATACTGCCTTTGTACAAAACCCCACAACTCAGCAAATTCCTCTTTGGTCAAATGTCCAAAAGTATTAGTCCACACTCTTTTATGATAGACATAGTCTGTATATACATTTCCTGACAGAACAGTAACATCGGTCTCTCCAAAATTAGAATTCTCAGAAAATGGACTTGAAATATATTCATGATTCCAAGTTTTTGAAGTTGTAGAATCGGTTAATGTCATCTCTTTCATGCGAACCTCGCTTTCTGGCTCTGTTCAAATGCCTGCATAATCTGGTCAGCAACTTTTCGCCTTTCATCTGGAGAAGTTGCAAAGACGCCGCTCACATTGATAGTTATCTGTTGTGATGGCTGCGCGTTAGTTTCTTTTAGTACTTTAGTAAACGTATCTGCCATAATTTTTTGTGGCGTAACGATTTCTGGGTTAGCCTTAGCCCCTAGATATTCACCAGCAATAACAGGTGTAGCTGTAGTTAGAACACCACCCTTTGCTAATCTTGGAAGACTAAAACGCTGAATGTTAGGTATATGTACATTAGGAATCTTATTTATGATATTTAAGGCTCCATTTAATAGGTCTATAGGCTTGTTTATAACCCTCTCGATTTGCGCTATCAGACCGTTTATCATTCCCTTACCGATACCAATAACACCGTTCCAAGCCGCAACTCCTAGATTTGCCGCCCATGAACCAAATTGACCTAGAGATTCGCGCATTGGCCTCCAGAATCGACCACCTCCAAAATCGAAGAAGTCCACAGTCGCTCGCCACATATCATCTAAGAATTTGCCGAACGTGTATTTTCCGTCATCTGCCTGTTGCTGATTGAGCGTCTTTAGTTTGTTATTAAGTTCTTCTCTCTGTTTTTTCAGCTTCTCTAGAGTTTCTCCATTATTCGCAAGAATACCTGCATTTGTTTCGGCATTATTAGACAGTGCATCCTGTTTTTGTTGTTGAAGTGTCGCTAATTGTTCATCACGTCGCTCTTTGAGGCTTTCAATCTCATCTAGCTTAATCATATTCTGAACGCTAGCCAAATCAGCACGATGTTTATTTTGAAATGCTAATTCAGTATTGAGTTGTTGTTGTAAGTCAGCAAGTTTCTGATCTCTCTTGAGTTTGTCTGCGTTATTTTCAGCGTTTAGTTTTTCTTGATTTGCTGCGAATTGCTCGTCGTATAGTGCCTGCTCTTTGTCTAATGCGAACTGTAACTCAGCAAGCTTTTGAGCATTGTAAGAGTTGTTGAAGTTCTGTAAAAACCTAATCTGATTGGTTAAAGCTTGGACCTTGCTTTCGTGCTCTCTAATTTCCTCGACTTGAGATTTTCTAAATGAGGCAGAACGTTTGGCTATTTCAGCGTCATAGTTGGCATTTTCTTCAGCGATTTGTTTAGTTAGGTCTTTAATTGTGTCTTCGTGCTTGACACGGATGTCATTTAAGTCTCGGCTATAATCTCGCCATATTTTAGCCGCTTGAGCCTCTAATTTGTCTAACTCTTTAGTAAGTTTTTTAGCAGACTTTGCCGCCTTATCCATGCCTTTAGACGAACCACCAGCAGATTTCTCAAGTAGCGCAATTTGCGCATCAACACTCGCCAATTGAGATTTCAGACTCTCAGCACTCTCTCCACTACCACCAGCCGCAGAACCAAGTATTCCAAACGCTTGTGCCGCCATCACCGCACCAGCAGCGATTGCAGACAGTAACGCTATAATTGGGTGGCTCATAAACGCAAACATCGCCGCTCGGGCTAATATGAATCCTTTTTGCAATACAAATAACCCACCAGCAACAAGCGCGAATGTCACGATTCCTGAGCCTGCGACCTGTATAACGCCGCTAAGCTGCGTTAGAAATGGTCCGATAGCTCCTGCCAATCCACCAACAGCGTTTAATATAGTCTCTATTCCTGCACCAACTCCAGCCAAAATTGTCCCAATGTTACTTGCTCCTAGACCTTGAATGAGGTTAGCCATGCCTCTAGTAATAGCAGTCTCCATGTTTGTAAATGAAGTCTGAAGACCGCCAGTAGCTTTTTTCACTGTTGAATCGAGCGATTCAATCCCTCCACCTCCATTGTGATCTAGTTCTATAAGCTTTTGAGTGAGTTGCTCAGCGGATAACTTGCCCTCACTGCCCATTTCTTTGAGCGCGCCCATGGTAATGCCCATCTCTTTTGCAATAGCCTGCAAAACAGGTGTCATGCCTGAGTTTAGCAAGGAGTTAAACGTTTGAGCCTGAACAGCTCCACGTCCAAAGTCTTGCGAAAGCTGAGTTATAGCATTGTCCACCATAGCACTTGAACCACCGTATGCTAGAATGGCGTCGTTTATAGCCTTAAATGCTTGCTCTCCAGCAACCATTGAACCAGAAACAGCGACAAGACGTTGCACACCTCTTACGGCTTCATCGAGAGATGTAGGCAACCCTCTGATATCTTCATTTAGCTGTTGCATTGAGCGAGAGACTTGCTCGCCAGATTGTCCCATTGCTTGGAATACACGAGCAGCGTTATTCAGTGTGTCTACACGCCTTATAGCTGCGCCAATTGAATTTGTAACAAGTCCTATGGCTTTATCTAGAAGTAACATTGAAGCACCAGCACCCGCGCCTATCGCTAGATCTTTTTCTAAACCAGAACCCTCTTTTTTCAAGCCATTGAGCTTTGATTTCATAGAACCAATATCAGCATCTAGCTTATTCAAAGCTAGTCTGACATCATATGAAATCTCGCCGACATTACTCATCGAATGCTATCTCCGACCTCTTCTTCAAATCTTTCTCTAACGCGCTAAAACCCTCTTTGGAAAACGCACCAGCAGTTGCGTAATAAGTTGCTGATTGATTCTTAGCAGTCATTTGATTATGTACAGCGTCTGCGGCGTCAATCAGCATCAAAGCCTCGTCTAAAGTAAACGGAACCAATACTTTCTCAAAACTGTCACCATTCTTCTCGAATGATTCAATATACCCACGCTTCACTGCCTCGACAGCACCCCAGCCAAGATATACACCTAATTTAGCGATAATCCACATCTCAGGTGCGACTTTTGCTCCAGTAGCTTGTCGTGTAGTACGCTCCTTGTATCGCTGCTCAACACGTGCCTTTTCTTCAGGAGTAAGTAGGTCTTTTAAGTTGACTACTGCCACTATTTACGCCTACTTTCTCGGTTAGAAAAAATGTCATTAAACAAATCCTGAATAGCTAAACTAGACAGACTGCCCAACATCTCCATTGCTTTTTTAGAATCATCGAAACAGCCGGCATAAATCTTAATCTCTTTTTCTGCAAGCTCTTCACGTTCTGCTAAAAGCTTGTTGCCGCGGTCTACTTTCTCGACAACACTCTTGTCGTTGTCTTTGATTTTTGACCTGTCAATCTTCTGGATTTCTGCCTGTAGTGCCATTAGCTCATTTATAGCTTTGACAGATAATCGTGTAATCTTATTAATCTCTAGGCTTTCATTCGAGCCTAGCGGACGTACTTTTAATACTCCGTATGGTTCACCGAAATCAACCTCTTTATAACCTTGATATTTTGATAGATTTAATTTAATTGTCATATTATTTACCCTTTCACATATAATTTTGAGCTTTTATCGTTAGTGTAGGGACTTTTCGGACAAGATGTGGTAATGTGTAAATGTCATACCAATTTAATAAAATAGGATTTGAGAATGAACAGACAAGAAGGGATGCTAGCCAGGGCTAGAGAACTTAAAGCCATGCTTAACGAGGGGATAATTACCAAGGAAGAGTTCGAGCAAGAGAAGAAAAAATTATTATCTCAGAAAAATACAGTAGACAAACAAGATAAAGGCTCATCAAACATAGAAAATCTAGAACAGGAATTATTACGTAAAAACAGTAAACCAATAGAGAATGTGCTTGCTATAGCGGCAGTATTCTCTATGAGCTACATGAGCTTTTTATTTTGGGAAGGTTACCACAGAAGTGTATCATCTAATTTAGCAGAATCAGGAGCGACAAATGCCTCAAATCCGTCAGCCATAGCGTTTGGAATCGTATTATTCTGGTTTATACACTGGCTTGTATTCGTTATGTTTACCACCAATATGGCTCGAAAACGAGGACGGTCAATACCGCTCGCTATTTTAGGGGCATACTTCTTCGGACTTTTGTCAGTGTTCTATTATCTTTCAAAGGGAGATAGTACAGAACTAAAAGTGCTCAAAGAAGAGAAAGTGCGCAAGCAAATCAGATAACAAAATACCACTCAAACGAGTGGTATTTCTAGCAAACGAGCTCCTACTAATCAAGTGGTTTTACTGCCTGAGTTTGAGGGTCGTATTTACCCTTCTTATCTTTAAGACCTGGTCCATAGCGGAAGAAGCCCTTAGCTGTGCGGTTCATCTGGAATGTCAATTCTAGGGTTGAGTCGTCTCCACTAGCTGAAAATGTAGTGTCGAAGCTGTCTGGTAGCGTTACACTATATACGTGAACGTCAAAGTCGTCATTAGCTTCACAGACTGGGTGAATGTGCAATGGAACGGTAGTTGCAGAACTTGCACAGGCTCCAGCACCCCAGGTTACACTTCCAACTGTCTGTTTTGTGCCTGATGCCGCCTCGTATAGTCCAGCGTAAACAGCCTTGACACTTTCTGGACCAGCCAAGTAAAGAGTAAGTGTTACTTCTGATGTATCAGCTCGACCGCTTGGGCGGCGAATAGTACCACCTTGAGTTTCAGTTTCTGTCGTACCACCTTCATATTTAACGGCGATATCTCCCAACATATCCTGTGGGATTACTAGCTGACCTAAATAGACTTCTTTTGGTCCATTCTGCTTTGCTAGTGCTTTTTTGAACTCTTCTACGTTCATATTTCCTCCTTTTAGTTAACTCTTGCAAGCCCCGTTATTGCGTAAATCATTCTGCCCTGAGTATCCCTTTCGACAGATGTTGGCGTTGATATTGATTCGAAAACCACACAATCAAAGCCTTCGTCTGTGTAACTGGTCTCAGGTAGAGATATACTCACGCCGAGCTTATTAGATAGAAATTCAGATATTCTAGCCAGTCGCTTATATCCGTCCAAATCATCTTTCCCCCGTGAATAAAGTTCAAATGAGTATGTAGGACGAACGCCTCTCGACTGGTTGCCGCCTATATCAGAGATATAAACGCCTTTCCTGTCGAGAGTGAGCTTATTCCAGAATAGATCTTTATCAATTTCACCGAATTCGTTGTTTTCTAGATATTTAAGAAGCGACAGTGAAAAAACTTTCATCGAAGACCTCCCTTAAAATCAATCTGTTTCTTTACGCTCTCACCTGCTTTTTCTAGATAATTCAGTGTTTGTGGGTGCTTTTTGTTTTCATAGTGGCGACGTTTTGCGTATGGAACATCACCACCACCGAATACAACGCTTGTAGTATCACCATTATCGACGAGTCGTACGCTTTGCTTCAGCGCTCCAGTATCAACCGGTGCTAGCATCTGCGCTCGTGACATTATAGCCTGAGCAATACCCTTTCTCTTGTTCTTAGCGTTCACCGCTTGAATTCTCTGCCAAGCGTCAATATTATTCTTGAGCTTCACCATAGTAGTCTCCATAATCTGCGCGCTCCAGAGTCAGAGTGTAATGCTCTAATGTGTCAGTATCGAAATTCATGCCAGCAGTCGCACCTACAATTTGATAAGAAACTCCGTTGACGTTAACGCCATGACCTATAAACATGTTAGTACTTGAAAAATCTATAAAATCGACAGGCTTTACGTGCAGTGTCGCGGTCGAATCAGTTGTTTGAATGTTGTTTGATGTCGTAACCCCGCTACGCTGCTTAAAGACACCAGACAAACCTGTGTGCTGATTTATAAGGTCGCCACGCACCGTTCCTTTGGTAATCTCCAAAAAAATGTAAGGGGTCGACTTAAATACATCGAATACGGTCATTTCTTATCTCTCCTGAACGTAATGTGATTTGACTACATTGACTGTATTTATCAAGTATTGACTTATAGCTCTCAATAATTCTGTCGGTCTCGCTTGTCTTATCGTAAGTAATACTGAAGTCTTCGACCTTTTTAGAAGTAATCCTGTCGTCTCCGGCAAGTTTTACAGCAAACAGTTCAGATATAACTTGAGCTAGTTCTTCGGGAATTACTTTCAAACCAAATCCACCATGAACAGTTATTACGTCAGTATGTTTTGTGGGCTTATTCAGTACTATGTTGTCGCAAAGCTGACTAGCGTTATCCCCTAGATACGTAGCAAAGTCGACTGAATTAGAGTTCACTTTAACAGATTGAATTTCGGAACAAAGACCAATAAACACAGACCTCATCCCGTCTCTACCTTGAAAAGTTCGCTCTTCTTCTATATAGCCGACCTTACTACAAATCAGTGCTTCAAGCTTACTGATAGCTATTCGCAATAGGTTATCGAAGTTGTCGCTTTCAAATGGAGTTAGGGAGCGTCGTAAATAGCCCTCAACTTGTTCTTTAGTCAAATTGTATTGCATACCTCAACGCTCCCTTTCTATTAAGCTTTCTTCAAACCGATTGCTGATTTCAAGCCAGACAAGCCGCCACCGATGTAAAGCTCTTGCAAGAACTCTTCCTCGTTGGTTTCAAGCTTAAAGTTAGTGAAGGCTTCTACAGAAGTATCACCAACCGTCTTGTACGCACCAAGCACGACAACGTATGCGTCGTAGTCTGGATCAGTTGCATCAGTGAACCATGTCGGCTCAATGATAGTAGCTGTGTCTAATACGTCTTCAGCCTTTGCGCCAATCTGGAACAAGTATTTACCGTCAGCGCTCTTTTCAAAGCGTGCGCTTGTTGCAAAGCCTTTCTTAGCGATAAGAACAATCTCACCGTCAGTACGGATCATGTCCTTAGCTCGGGCTACAGCTTCAGCGCGGCTCATACCAGCTGCGATAGTCAACTCATCACCGAAGGTATTCTTTGCTTTAACGTCTGACTTAATAGAAGTAAATGACGTAATCTTGCGCTTGTCGCTATCTTCACGACCATCACCGATAACCGCAGCACGCTCAACTTCGCGAATAATTCGGGTAGGCAATTCGTTCAGAACGTATTTCATCAATGCGCCCGTTGATTTATTTTCGCGGATAGTCTGCTTGTCGAGTACCAAGTACTTGTAAATCACGCCTGCGCGGATTGTACGGCTTTCAAAATCAATAACTTGCTGGTCTTTCTTTTCGCCCTTCTTGTGTCCACCTGCACGGCTAGTGTCAGCTTCGACATCGGCTTTGTCCCAGGTAACTTTGAATACATCTAGACCAGTCTTGTTCAATTTGCTGAAGATTTCACCTGATGTTACAGCATCTTCAATAGCAGAAACAACTGGCTCTGGTAGTTTGAAAAACTCTTTATCGGTCAAGTTATTCTTAACCAAAACATCTTGCCAAGCGCTCTTAACGTCGTTAAAAGTACGACCAGCGTTTGCCATCAATACTTGTGTAAAATCTCGCACTGATGCTTGAGTCTTCAAGTAGTCATTAACAGTAGGGGTTGTCGTAACCTCTGCTTGCTCTTTTGGCTCGATGATTTGAGCCTTTGCGATTTCCTCGTTCATTTCATTCTCCTCTTCTTTACCTGATTTATCTTCTACTGGCGTCTCAGGTGTATCGTCAGCAGGTTCTTCGACCTTTTCGGTCTCTTCGCTTTTTACTCGTGTAGCGATTGCCATAGCCGGTGCCAGACAAGCGTCTTTCACGATTGAGGTATAGCTAGCGGCAGCTTTCATAGCGTCAGACAAGCTTGTTTTTGCTTCCACTGCTTCGGTTGCAAACCCAAGCTCCACAGCTTCAGCGGCAGTCATCCACGTTTCAGCAGCCAACAGTTCTTCTATCTTTTCTTCAGATAGTCCTGTTCGGCTTGCATAAACTGGAATCATACTCTCACAAGTCTTCTCTAACATCTCAACAGCTCGACCTAATTCGTCTGCGTTGCCTGACGCGATTGTCCACGGCTTGTGAACCATCATCATTGCGCCAGGCAGCATAACGATTTCGTCGCCAGCCATTGCTATGAGAGACGCTATAGACGCGGCTAGTCCATCGACCTTTACTACAACACGTCCGTTATATTCACGGAGCATATTGTAAATCGATACACCAGCGAATACATCACCCCCAGGACTGTTAATCCTCACTGTAATGTCGCCTGTACGCGCAGCTAATTCCTCTTTGAAAAGTTTTGGCGTAACGTCGTCCTCGAGCCAACTCTCACTAGCAATAGTGCCGTTGATAATTAACTCGTTTGAGGCTTCAGCTTTCGCCCACTTCCAGAATTTATCCATTAGCGTTCCTTTTTAAGGTTATTATTCGGCGCTCAAATGAGCATTGCCTTAATTTCATTCTGAGGTGCTATCGTGAGTGCGTGGTGGCTTCTCATCTTCAGTGAAGACAAGCTGTTTTATCTTGTCAGAACAGTCAGTCGCGAATAGAACTTTAATATTCAATTTCGCTTTACATTTAGAGTTTGGACAAATTAAACCCTGTATAGCAGTAGAAGTAACAGCTTCAAACAAATATCTACCACAATACTTACAGTTTATCTTTATCATTGCTTAATCCTGAATTTTGGGCGTCCGCCACAATTAGGATGAATAGGTCCGCCAATATTTTCTTCGTAATCATTTATCCATGTACCGCTATCTGTTTCTATTGCTTCGTTAAGCTTAATCATCGGTTGAGCAACAGGCTTCCAAACACCTTCCATCGCTCGACACTCTGGGCAATGTGCGCCGACTGGATGATTTATAGTCTTTTCAATTTCTGCTCCTGTTTCAGCTTCGAGCTGTTTCATTGCTTCTACATCACCAACACCCTCAGAGCGCTGTATTTCAGTGCGAGCCAATCGAGCAACTCTGTATTCGTCAGTATTCATGATATCTCTCAGCAAGTCTCTTGTCTGACTTTCGCTTAAATTATCAAGACGTGATCGCTCTAACGTATCGTTGATGACCTTTTTGGTTTCATCATCATATGATTTAGCTACTCGTGTAAGATGTGAGCGGTAATCTGCTCTAGCAGTATCAGATAGAACAAACTCGTCAGTGCTTTCAGTGTCTAGTCCTGCATTCTTAACCATGTCTAAGCCTTTTTTGTATTGATCTGTACCACTAGAGATAAGCAATAGAGTGATTAACGCTAACGAATCTTCTATAAAACGCTCTAACTTGTCGTCTTCAGCTTCGTTTTGAGTGCAAAGTTCTTGAATAGCTTGGTCAACACGGCTCTGCATAAAACTCTTCGCAATATTATACAGTTTGTCGTACTCAGAGGCTTCGGCTTTAAGCGCACCTACTGTGCGTGGGTCTGGGGCTTTCTCCACTTCGCCGCCCTCGTCAACTTGAGGCTTGTCGTTTTCTATCTCAGTAGTGTTATTCTCGCCCAGTTTGAGAAGCTTGTAGTTCTGTGGTAGTTTGAGTGCGTCGATAACTGAATCTAATTCATAACCTTTATCAACCAGCTTTAAGATAGTATCTGTGTTAGTTGCCATCACTTCTGCTTCAACCTTTTTGCGATCGGCAATCTCTGGGATTTCATAGTCAAAAGTAATAGCAACACCAATTCCACCAGTGATTCGATTGAGTTCATGCGTTAAACGAGAGTAAATTTTAAGCGCTCGTGGATAAACAACACGCTTAGCAAATCCACGCTCGGAAACGTCAGCATTTGAATACTTAGCCTGGTCGTCAACTCCCTTAATAATCTGACTAACACCATAAGCCATGTCAATTCGCTTATTCGCCTGCTCGAATACAGCTGCAAAATCAATATCTTTTTGAGATTGTGCATACGGTATCCACTGAATCTGTGCTTCAGCAGGCTTATTCGTTGTCGGGTCGATTGGACGGTGAGAGTATGTAACGTTACCATTTTTACCAGCGCCACGGTGTCGAGACTCCAACAGGTCAACCATATCATTATATTCACGGGCAGTACGAGCCGCAATGACAAACATACCAGCAGGAATTGCGTTATTCTCAAAGAAACCACGTTGAAAATCAGCAATATAATCGTCTAATGTAATCCACTGAGTGGCAGCTTCGGTTGGTGAGTATCCAGCATATAAGTTGCTTGGGTCAACACCTCCAGAGATTACAATGACTTGATCTTCAGTAAAAGTCTCAGCTCCTACTTGATAGTAGGTCTTATTGTCGCGGCGTGTAATACTTGGATGCTCTAAGAACGTGAATCCAGCAATGTTCTGACCTTTGAATCCATAATTCGTAGTCTTTACAGCTTTACCGTCCTCTTTAGCCCAAACTAGAATAAATGTATTACGATTTACTAAAGTAGAAACAATAAGCTTCTCGCTAAACGATACGAAATCATCGACACGGTTAGGATGATAAAGAGCATTAAGAATTGGATTGTTCTGTACGGTCTTGCCATTCGAGTCGATGACTTTTGGCATGATAGTAATGAATTCGTTAGCAATCGCTTGAATATTTGGATAGGCGGAATCGTATTTACTTGCACAATAGCGGCTATACCAGTCTCCTGTATTAAAATTAGCTAACGAAGAAATGCCCTCAACCTTTACTTGAGATTTTGGCTTAAAAAGTGACAATAAATTCATAATACTATTATCGTTACCTATCGTACGCCACCGTACTCTATCTGTGGGATAAATGTCTCGGTTAATCGATATCTAGCTGCGTCTAGGGCGTGGTCATCACCGTCTTGTGGTACGTTCAGACTTTTACCTGACCTATCAGTTGCCCACATATATCTTAAATATTCTTTCTGTAGATTAGTGGAGTTCTTTGTGTATTTAATATTAAGCTCGCTCATCTTATTAACGCTCCATTGTCTATAAGTTTGCTTAGCATCACCGCTAGTCTTAGTCACTCCCTTAACCGTACAGCCCAGTTCTACAAGCTCAGCAATGTCTTTAGGTGCGGCACTATCTGCAACTCCCAGCACACCAGCCAGTCCTTCTCTATGAATAACCTCTGAGATATCCTTATTAAACAAACCTGTACTGTAAAGCTTCTCATCAAGAATATATCCGTCAGCTTCTCGATAAACACAAACAAGCGCTGTTGGGTCATTCGTAAAGCCGAAGTCTAGTCCGTAACCTATTAGTTCAGCATGAGTCGGTACTTCCTCAATAACTTTCCAGCCATGAAATACTAGACCTTCCAATTCACCAATCTGTCCCTCGCCATAGACTTTCCACCAGTTCTTATTAGAGCGACGCCTTTCGATTGTCGCAATGATACTATCTTCAAGAGCTTCATTATCCTTGTAGGTTACAATAACGAAATCAACATCATCACGCCCCACTAGTTCATGCGCCCAATATTCTGAAGTCGGGTTGTAGTCAAGATAAATGAATTCTCGTGTACGAACTTCTAGCTGATTGAATGCATCTTCTCTGATTAAGTTAGCCTCATTGATAAATAGGACATCTCGTCTAGGACCTCTAGCCTTGTCGTCATCAAGGGATACGAACTCAAACATTGTTCCATTAAACAATGTAAAAGTGTAATCTGATTTGTTCTCTTTGATTCTGTAGTACTGCCAATAATTATTAGCCGTGAGTATATTCTTGAAGTCTCGCAATGCACCTCGCTTAAGATGAGGCAGGTTGATACTCGCGATGGTTATTATCTTGTCTGGGTTTTTCGTAGCATATTCAAGTAACAATAATAGTATAGCTATTGTCTTGCCAGCACTTGTACCACCTTGAACAATGCGGATACGTTTGTTGAGCCGCTTTATCTTATGATAAGTGGAGGTCTTGCCAAACACGCTACCTCTTCTTTGATAGATCCTCTAGCGGTTTTGGCGCTTCAATATTAGTCTGTTCAATAGTTTGTTTTGGCGTGCCATAAACCTGGTTAATCATCGCCTCAATCTCTTTCCATTGAGCTTTCTTTATGGCTGTAGCTAATTTACGTTCAAACAGGCTTCTACTCGGGTCTTCAGAGATTTTCTCCAGCTCCTGTTCGGTAAGCTTAATCATCTGCTCGAGCTTATATCGTGCAGTTTCTGTTTTCTTCCAGGCGCCATTATGACGACGTTCTGGGTGTGCTTCAAATCCTGGTGGCGTTGGAACTCCATTCCTGCCAACCGAGGGCTTGCGTTGCTTTCTAGGGACTGTTTGTGTTGTCATTTTATTATCTCCACTAAAATTATTACTAAACCTATTGCCGAAATTGGCTTCAACAAATAACTAAACTCAGTCATTGATAATATCCACATCAATACTACTGTCCATACACCAATACAAATCATGCACTCTAAAACACGCACTTTTCTATTAATCAGCATTGAGCGTAATTTACTAAATATATCAAACGGACCTGACGTAGCAGTCAATAAGTAAGCAAGAGCAAATCCAGCTAGAGCTATCATTCTCTATCTCCTGGTAATTTGCCTAACGGATAGGCTTTATTGTCAATAACGCAAAAAGGTTGTGGTAACTTCCAGGCAGCCGCTTCTTTATAAAAACTTTCACTTAGAGGTGTTCGGATGACTTGAATTACATATCCATTATTCATAGCGTACTCTTCAAGGCGTTCCATCTGCACTTTGTAATGACCGCAACTTGCACATTCTTTTTGATAGACTTTAATAACTTTCATCGCACAAACCTCACTTTCCTATTAGTTAAATCAGGCAACCCTCTTGCTTTTTGAATAGCTAAATCGTATTTATTCGCCCTTTCGAAGACTTCCTGGATAGTTATTTTCTTTCGTTCCATTAGAAACCTACGAAAAGGAGAGAAACTGCGACTATATGAAGTTCTGTCGTAGACAAACCAGCGATGAAATACATACACACATTCTCTATCGCATACATAAATAGCTTCATGACTGTAGAATATGACTGTTAAATTAGATACTTCGCGTATCGGTATGTAGTCTATTCTTCTAGTCACTTTCGCCACCTAGTAACTCCCAATTGTTAAAGAAATAAAAAACACGAGACAAGTAGTCCCGTGTTAGTTTAATTATATTACTATATAGACAGATTGTCTAGAGCTAGACTACTGTAACATGCCCAATATCCCATATCATAGTGACATTTTTTTGCCATAATGCTTGCGCCATTGTGCTTAGCATGGTAGTATAGTGATACAGACGTAAGTACTGTTACACAGCCACAAGCGATCAAATTGATTAAGCGTATTGTAAATACGTCGCCTGGTTGGGATAACCCTTCTGAATCAGAAGGGTTATTTTTGTTCATTGACTATTGGTTGATGTATTTTTCTGGTGAGCAAGTAAGCCAATCTACCCGACTATCGGAATTAAGGTATATTAACCTGTCAATCTTAATGTAATAGCTAGTTCCTTGCGGTGTAGTATATACTCGACAAATACACCACTCTGGATCTTTAGTAGGAAAACAGTCGATATTTTCCCAGTAAATGTAGTCCCAACCGAATAGCCTATTATTTATTCTCCAGAAATAACGAACAGGATTGGTGAGTAGTAAATAAATACCACGCAGACTAATACTGAGAACTGCAATAACAACTCCAGCTCCTGCACAGGAGAGCAGAAACAACCAGATAAAGTCTAACATTTGCATTTATTAGATCTCCTTTCCGTCCTTGTAACATTTCGAATAGCCCATTCGACCACCAGCTGTTTTACAGCGGGCTTCAGTGTTCATATTTTCAATGTCTTGTTCGTACATTTGAGGTGCCAAAACAAGAATCAGGTATCCAGTGGCAATAATTGATAAAATTACCACTACGACAACACCTACTAATACCAAGTCAATTTTAGACTTCATTTCTTATGCTCCTCCTCATACCTTTTAATGAAATTATCTATATCTTCCCACACAGTCCCGTTCGGAGCCTGCTGTTTAATGCGTTTGAAGGTTTCGTACTGCTTTGGAATTACCTCACTCAGATATTTCACTTCTCCATACAGCCTCACGATTTCTAGAATACGTTCACTGATATTACCATTTACACATCTCCTTGTTTCATCGTAATTATACGGATCCATATGTAAAGACGTGGCACTAGTTTCGATTGGGTTTGCATCTTTTAAGACACTTTCTAAACTACCCTTTTCCAAGATTTCTTCAAGCAGTTTATTTTGCTTTTCGATTGATTTTCGTATCGACTCGAACATTATTTCTCCTCCAACGACTCCTCATCTCTTTAATCTTTTCCATCTATAAATCTTCAATCTAACTTATTAAGTACAATCTCATATTTGCCATCATCAAGGGTAACCTCTGCACGCCCGCCATCTGATATTTTAAGTATTTCTACTATAAGGCTAAGAGCTAAATTCACTTTAATATCTGATGGGGCTTGTATCCACAGCACCTCTATTGGATGTATTGAAAACATACAATCCCTCCTATTTAGCTATATATTATACTTTCAACCGCAGAACTGGTGCTGGCAACCTGTAAGGAGGACACCGGTGGCGCGCTAAGCGGCTGATTGCTCGCACCGCCCTCACGCCCCGAACACGTTACCAGAGTTGGCTATATAAGGTGATGATTTGCCGAGTTTTAATTTCCTCGAATGTGAGGGAATTAGGTTTCGTAAAGTCACATCACATGCCACGTCTCTTTGCTTTAAGTCGGATTTGGAACTCCCGTCACCGAACATTCCACGTTCTGCCCCAAATGCGCAGTTTGAGGACTTACCGTTGGGTATAGCGTCTACCTATTCCGCCACTTATATAGCCAGTTGACAACACCAATTTTGTATATCATTAAGTGAGTTAATTACTTTAAGGTTTGATGTTGCCAGTTGATAGCACCAGATTGAGCCGATTTCCACCTGCACTCAATTCTATAGGC